AGATGATCGTCGGTAGAATCGTTCAGCTCCAAGCTAAGTTTGAGCTGCCCGTTCCATTTCTGATCATGGTGTGCAGTCGGAGTGCAATCGCCCAAATATCCCCGATATTCGCGGTTGGAATTGATAGACAGTTCCCAGCTAAAAGCAGAGTTAGCTAAAGCCGCGAACGTGCTGCCAGCCCAAGTCTCAATAGCAACCGAAGCCATGCAGCCGCTCATTCTTGTAACAGCAGTCCGGTCTGCCAAAGACTGCAGCGCGCCTGCGACAACTTTCCCACCAAGGATAGACCCGCCCACCTGAACGCCGGTATTATTCGCGCCGGATAGTGTCAGGCTTGCCACTGAAGCGTCCTGCAATTGCCAGACCTCGTTAGCCTGTCCGTACTGAAGCGTCATGAAGCGCGGAGTAACCCCGCTGGTAGTCGGCGCGTTATAAGTGCGCGTGTAAGGCGTGTCAGCCCCGCTCGGAGTAGCCGTGCCAAACAAAGCTTCAAGCCAGTAGTTCACATCTTCAAACGATTCATCACTGACTTCAAACGATGCAGAACCAGCGTAGTGATCCAGCGTAGTCTGATGGGTCGGAGCAAGCGTGCCCCTTAGTTGGTCTAAAGCCCGCGTCTGAAATTCAGGACGCAGCTTGAAACTTGATACATTCTGCAACTTGACCGTAGAAGTACCAACCGCCGTGCCAAAAACACTCTGCCACGCGGATTGTAAAACATTATGCGCATTAAGCATTTTTCACCTCTGATTTTTCTTTTTCGTGAACATAAAGACCGGCCTGTAAAGCCGCCTTTTGAATTTCTTTCGGCAATTTCGCCCATTCCTCCGCGCTCATATCCCGCGCCGGAACGCCCGCGAAGTAACCGCCACCTTTGTAGATGTATTTATCCACTCGCTACCTCCTTGATATTCAACTGGCATAACACGCCAGCGTAAAACCGCCCGCTTCCCTGCGGCCATTCATACACGCCCGGCGTCATTGATGCAGACTCCAAAGCGGTGTTAGTATAAGGGCATCTAAACTCCCGCAACATATCCGCATACTTCCCGGCATAATCAACAATCTCAGGGGCAAACTCCCTTAATCCAATCCCCTGCTCGCTTACCTGCCACAGCATCAAGTCGGTCACCTGCCAGTTGATCGTCACCCCCGTTCCAATGGCGATAAAAGATAAATCCCGCCCTTCACCCGGATTGCCCCCTACTGGAAGTAACAGCCTGCACGGTAAGTGCGCGGTCTCGATCTTCTCTGGTAATTCGTCCAGTCCGTAGACGGCGGGTGTCTTACCTGAAGTAGTTGTAACCTTCTTTGCTTCAAGTGCATCGTAGATGTTAGTAATTACGCTCATATCCCTATCCGCCTTTTGTACCGGTCAAGTAATTTCTGCACATCCGAAGGTAAGCCTGAAGGCATAATCGTTACACCGTCACCCGTCACAAGCGGTCGGTCAATGTCAGCACTGGTATCCTTTTGTCGATAGATAAAAGCCGCAAGCCTAACGCAGGCATGAGTAATGTCAGCCGGTGCAGTCGCAGAATAGCCCCACGTGCCAGCAACGCTTACTTCGCTGTCTGAATCGTCAAATTCCCAACTGTAATCCTCACCCAACTTGATAATCCACTTGGGATTATCATTGCGCGGGAATAGACGGAAGTTACCGGAGGTGATCTCAACCCCGTCACCGTTAGTCAGCTTTGTAACAGTCAGCAGATCGTAGCCGTAGAGATTCAATTCTTGCCCGTCAATATCGTCTGAGTTGAAATACTTCGTGGCAGTCTCTGCTTCAAAGTGCCTCCCAGTATAAGCGTCAATCACACCAGCCGCCCGTGTTAGCAGGTCACTAAGCAGATTATCATCGCCATTCGTGGTAATGCCTAAATAATCCTTCAGGTTGGATAGGTTCGCGTATGCCATTACTTCACCGCTTTGACCTTGCTTTTAGGCTTCGTAACCACTTTTACCGCAGGCTCTACCGCATAGGTGACAAACCCGCAGCGCATGTAATCGTCCACACATTCCTCAGGCATGTCAGCAGTCGCGCCCTCTTTATACGGCACGGATTTTCCGCCTATGTTAGCCACGAATTCGCGCATAACGTATATCTTGATAGACTTACTCATATTTTCACCTCTCTCAAACGGGATCAACACATCGCCATCCGGCTTTATATGCCCGCAAATAACGTCAAATCTGCATATCTGTCTGAAGCCGTTCCTCATGCAGTCGGCGGCAAATGGCATGTCCGGACTCGGATGCCCGCCAATTTCACTCCGCCTCATATCTAACTTTTCCAACACCTTGCGCCGGATCAGCGTACAGCCAAAGCCGGAGCCGCTCACTTCAATCCAACCTTGTGCCCTTGCCTTATTCACAATCTCAGGAAATAGGCTCAAGCTCATGTCCGGCCACCTGGAAGAAACTGCCCGACAAGCATTCAGCACCGGCTTTACATGGCGAAACAGATAAAGCCCATAAACTACGTCCGCATCCGTTGCCAGCATTTTCACCAGAGCGTCTTCAGGAATTATCATGTCATGTTCAACAATGAACAGACAATCGTAATCGCCGGATAACATTCTCTGCCTTGCATAGCGATACTGATACAACGTATTTTCGTGATCCTGCTTACTGTTTCCAGTTATCTCGCTCGGATTGTTTGTGCTTATCTCAATTTCAAGTTCGACCCCGTCTGGAATCTTGAGCGTATCAATGCTCGCTTTTGTCTCAGCGCGCAAAGCTAATTCACCGTCGGATATTTTGTAGGTAGGGCAGAACAATAGTATCTTCATCTTTCGTACTCATGCCCTTCCAACCCAAAGTTCAGGAATGGATTGAGGCTGTAAACGTTGCAGCCGTACACCTCTTTCAACCTGTCTCTCAACGCCAATGTCTGAGGCTCGATCTGTGTAATAAACTTCCGATAAAAGCTTTTACCTGCGATAGCCTCATCATATCCAGGATAATTTACCGCCCCGTCTAACGTCCCGCAGTCGTGCCCAATCAGGATGATGTTCGCAGCACCCATATAAGCGGCAATGTGAATCGCGCTGGTTATGGTGGAGTAAGAAACAACGATCTTGTCCGTTCCTACCACACTCAAATCAATCTCTTCCAGTTTGTTATCAAGATGCTCAAATACATAATCTGCGCCCTCGTTTTTTGCGTATTTTAGCGTTCCACAATTGTGTTCGCTGCAAATCGTTTTGAACCCAAATTGTTTTGAAGCTGCAATAGCAGCGTCCATTCCATTAGATTCTTTCCTGACCACGTAATCCAGGTTAGCAAAGCGTTTCCACACTTGATTAACGCCGATAACGAGCTTATTGTCAAAAAAGCTTGCATCGATAAAACCGGCAGAGGCACCGGAAGCCACAACATAAATGTCATGTCCCTCATGGGTGTTTTTCAATTCCCCAATTGGTTTCACAGTACCTCTGCTTTGTTAGTTAGTCAGCGATTAGGCTGATGGATGGGTCGCGTACTGGAACGCCTCTGCCTGCAGAACTGCACAGCCGAAGCGGTAGGTAGCCAAAATGCCAATCTGCCCGTTACCAGCATAAAGCTCGTTCAGGCGGCGGATTCTCAACCCACGGTTGGTCACAAAACCCATGTAGTTGAAGTTGCCAAACATCAAAGACTTGGCACTCGCTGCGATATTAGCCACGTTGCTGTTCAACACGACCGGATAACCTTCCAGTGTTGGGCCGTCAACAGTACCGCTCAAGCGAGCCACACCGCTCGTGAATACGAACGGGTTGCCGCTCAAGCCTTTCAGGTAGAACCAGGTTGCCGGGTCCATAACCCAAGCCGCGCCTGTGTGATACGGTGATCCGAGCTTCCCCATCAATTCAGGGATTTCAGCTGCACCGATAGCAGATGCTGAGTCAAATGACAGCCCAGCTGTACCGCCTAAAAACGCGCCTTGCGGCTCGGTTGAACCCGCACCGATCAAAGCGTAGTAGTTTTCAGTGTCAGCCACTGCGCGACCGATAGCGTTGGTCAGGAATGCCTCAAGATTACTGTTTTCATCTTCCAATAGTTCTTCAGATATCTTGATTAACTTGGTGAACTTATAAACCGGAACTGAAACCTGCGCGAAAGTAGGCTCTTCTTCAGCAGCACTAATCGCACCTTCTTCAGCCACCAGTGTAAACTTGGCAAGGCTCGCGTTCTCAGTCGGGAAGTTGTATTTATCCC